CAGAGAATGAATAAAAACACAACCCACCGCGCGGCGGGGGCGCCCGCGGCGGGGGGGGGGGGGGGGGGCGGCGGTTCTGCTTCACAAAAGGAGGAACGCAGATAATGGCTAAATCTTTAAGCACGCTGGCCGTTGGCGCAACGTTTGAAGTTCCCGTAAAAGCGGCGTATCAATCGCTTTTGGGCGCAACCGTCGTTTTCAAAATGGCCGACAAGAACCATTCGGGTTATCCGTCTAATTCGGTGACGCTCATTTGTGACAAAATCCCGATTGTGCTTGCTTTCGACGCGAAAGAGCCGAGCAACAGCAACGCAGATCGGAAAAACTACGGCAACAACCGCTATTCCTATGCGAACGTGCTTCAATGGCTGAACAGCAACGCCACGGCGGGGAATTGGTACAGCGCGAAGCATAGCGCGGATCAATCCCCTTCTTCCGCGTCTTACGTGTCAAACAATCCGTATTCAAGCAAGGCGGGTTTCCTTGCAATGCTTGATGATAATTTCGTTGCGGCATTGCTGAATACAACGGTGACGGTGGCAAAAAACACCGTCACGGACGGCGGGAGCTATGAAACCGTCACCGCAAAAATGCACCTTCCTTCTACTACGGAAGTAGGGCTTGCGAACGAAAACAGCATTGCAGAAGGCGCGAAGCTGGCGTTGTTCAGCGACAACACAAGCCGACTTGCTTACCCTACGGCGCAATGCGTGTCGAACAGCGACTATACAAACAGCAGTTTCAACGCTTCGGCGGCGTGGTATTACTGGCTTCGCACGCCGGATTCCGGCTATTCGTGCTACGTGCGCAGTGTCTATTCTTCGGGCGCGTTGGGCAGCACCAGCGCGTGCGACGGCTATTGGGGCGTGCGCCCGCTTTGTAATCTATCATCTTCTATCTTGGTATCTGACACCACGAATGCAAACGGCAACTACGAATTTCAATGGAACGAAGCCCCGTCCACGCCGTCCGGAATTTCCGTGCCGTCCAGTTGTTACAGCACGCAGAATATTTTGGTGTCGTGGGGAGCTTCCACCGATCCGGACGGCGACGAAATCACTTACGTTCTGGAACGGTCGTACAACAACGGAAGCTATGCGCAAGTGGCGGCAACCGCGGGGCGGTCGTTTACGGAAGTGGTGTCCACAAGCTGGAATACGGTTCGTTACCGCGTAAAGGCGCGTGACAGCTTCGGCAATGAAAGCGCGTATATTACTTCCAGCGAAGCGGCGGTGATCCACAATCAGCCGCCCGCCATTTCCGGACAGAACGCCGATCTTGGCACGAAGCGCGAAGGCTTTTCCCATGCGTACACCGTGACCGATCCGGACGGCGACGCGGTGACGGTGGTTGAAGCGGTGGATGGAAAGACCTTGCGGAGCTACACGCCTACGCTTGGACAGTCAAATAATTTGACGCTGGCAGGAAACGACTTCACCGCCCTTTCAAACGAGGCGCACACGATCACCATTACGGCGACGGACAGCGCGGGCAATTCGGCGGTTCGCACGCTGACTTTTACAAAGGCAATCAGCGGTTTTGTAATCTACCTTGAAACGCCGCTTGAAGCGGAGGCGCAGCCGAAGCGGGCGAACATTGTTGTAACGCGCGGCATTCCCGCGGGCGGCACGTTCAAGGTTGAGGCGACGAACAATCCGTTTGATCCTACGCCCGTTTGGGAGGATTGCACGAACGCGGTTGTGCAGGGCGTGGCGCACGTCTTCGAGAACACGGAAAACGCCGCGGTGCAATTCGGCTTGAACGCCCGCGTGACGGTGGAGCGCGGCGACGCTATTTCCGAATGCTGGGTGTCTTCGATTGGGGGTAATTTTGAATGAGCGTAACACATAGGCCGGACAGACCGGACAAAACGGAAGAGCTGACAAAGGAAGTTGAGAGCGTAAAGGCGGCGGGCGAAAGCACCGCCGCTTTGCTTTCCCTTTCCTTCAAAGCGCAGATCGTACAGGATCGCGCGGCGGGAACGAACGCAATTTCTGATGAAATGATCCTTGCTTCAACGGCGGTCGTTGAATACGACGACTTCAAGGACAACCACGCCTATAACACCGTGGGCGAAATCATCAAATCGGACGGGCTGTATTTTGAGATCGTCGCGCCGCACACGTCCAACGCCGCCGCTTATCCGGTAGCAACAACGTTCGCGTATTACCGCCTTGTGGAGCTGACGCACACGGGGACGCTTGATGATCCGATCCCATATCCGGAAACCGCGGGCGTGCTGGTAAACGTGAAGAACGGGTTGTATTACAGCTATAAAGGCGCGGTTTATCTGGCGAAGCTGGATATGCCGAATTGCGTATACCCGCCCGACACGGCGGGTATGTGGCAATGGGAACAAGTGTAAAGGCGGTGAAAGCATGGAACAGATTTTAACGGCAATTTCCGTCGTTAGTACAATTTGCGCAATCGTCTTCGGCTACGCCGCATTTTCCCGCAACCGAACAAAGGACACCGAAGACGAAGTGAAGCGGGACACAACGGTTTTGTCTGAAATCGGCTATATCAAAAGCGGCGTTGATGATATTAAGGCAGAACAGCGCGAACAGCGAAAGACAAATACCGAATTTGTGTCGCGGCTGACGGCGGTTGAAGCGTCCGCGAAGCAGGCGCACAAGCGTATTGACACGCTGGAAGGACACACAACGCGGGAATAACGAAGGGAGCGAAAGACAATGGCAGTTATGAAAGCAAGCGAATTCGTGAAGAAGCTGAAAGATGTTGCGCAGAATTACAAAACACTTTATGTCATGGGGTGCTTCGGCGCGCCGCTGAACGGATCGAACGTCACAAGGTATTGCACGAACCATAGCTACAACAAGGACGCAACGCGAACGGCCATGATTAAGGCCGCCGCAAATCAAAGCCCGCCCGTGTTCGGCTTCGATTGCGTTTGCCTTATCAAAGGCGTTCTTTGGGGCTGGAACGGCAACGCGTCGAAAACCTACGGCGGAGCGTCCTATGCCGTGAACGGCGTTCCGGACATTGGCGCAGATACCATGATTACAAAGTGTTCCGGCGTTACAACGGACTTTTCAAAAATCGAAGTAGGCGAGGCCGTTTGGTGTTCGGGGCATATCGGCGTTTACGTTGGGGACGGGCTGGCCGTCGAGTGTACGCCGCGTTGGGAAAATGACGTGCAGATCACCGCCGTTGCAAATATCGGCAAAAAGAGCGGGTACAACGCCCGCACGTGGACGAAGCACGGCAAACTTCCCTATATCGAATATGACGGCGCAACGGAGAGCGGGAGCGGCGGCAACGCTTCGGCTGGCGGCAATGAAACCGCGGCGGCGGGGCTGGCCGTGGGCGACGTTGTGACCTTCACGGGGACGAAGCATTATACTTCGGCCAACGCAACAAGCGGTAAAGCCTGCAAGGGAGGCACGGCAAAGATCACGCAGATTTACAAGGGCGGCAAACATCCTTACCACCTTGTCAAAGTGGCTGGCGGCGGTTCTACCGTTTACGGCTGGGTTGACACGGCAGACATTCAGCAGGCCGCGGGCGGCGGCACGATCAAGGCCGGAAGCACCGTGCGCGTGAACAAGGGCGCGAAGACCTATACGGGCGGCGGGCTGGCCGCTTTTGTATATAACCGAGATCATACTGTAAAGCAAGTTTCGGGAGATCGCGCCGTTATCACCTACGGCGGCGTGGTCGTGGCCGCCGTGAAGCTGGCCGATCTTACACTTGTAAAGGAGTAGCGGGGAGGCGGCGGCATGAAGCTATTTAGCAGGAAGAAGCGGCGCAGGAAGAAAACCGCAAAACTGAATGAACGCTTTGCAACGCGTGTTGTCGTGGTAATCGGGATCACAACGGCGATCTTCATTGCCGCGCAGTATGTTTCGTTCCTTATTACGGGGACGGAACAAACAACGCTGATTGAAAAGTATTTTGACGCGGTGGTGATCGAATGCGGCGCGCTCATGCTGAAACGGATTGCCGAAGTTATCACCGCGCGCGTAAAGAAAAAAGAGGGACTTAACACAACAGAAAATGAAAGCGAGGGTTTATAAAATGGTTGATATCACACCGATCATCAATGCAATTATCGCGCTGATCGCCGCGCTGGTGTCCGCGTTTCTGATCCCGTGGCTGAAAAGCAAGGTAGAGGCGGGCAAGCTGGCGCAATACAAAGAGTGGGTGACAATCGCGGTGAAGGCCGCAGAACAGATTTACACCGGAACAGGCCGCGGCGAAGAGAAGAAGAAATATGTTGTTGAGTTTTTGGAGGCAAAGGGCTTCAAGATCGACTTTAACAGCATTGACAACATGATCGAAGCCGCAGTATATGAAATTTCGCAGACCTTCGGCGGCGTAACGATTGGAGAGACCGCAGAAACGGAGTAACACCGCCATTCAGCCGCGGGCGGTTTACTCCTTTACGCTGGCGGCTTTATGGAGCGGGCGGCCACGCCCCGCCCGAGGGGACGCCCCTGACCGCAGGGTTGTCGCAGGGCCTACAGCGCT